AATAATGATATTGTTATAGGTGTTCTCGATAAGCTGGAGGAAAGAGTAGTAGGCCACAGAGGAATAATCGTAGACCCGCAGCCTTTATTAAAAGATGGGACAGTTGCAACTGATTTTGCAGCGCAAATCCGCTCGAAATGGCGTGAATGGTCTGTTAGCCCTGATGTTACCGGACAATATACGAGGCCAATGCTTGAACGTCTTATGCTTCGTTCTTGGTTGCGTGACGGTGAAGTTTTCGCGCAGCTTATTAAAGGCCGGGTTAGTGAGTTAAAACCGGTTGCCGGTGTTAACTTCTGGATTGAAGCGCTGGAGGCGGATTATGTCCCACTGGATCGCAACGACGATAACAGCCGTTTAAAACAGGGTGTTTATCATAACAAGTGGGGCCGTCCTACTGGTTATATGGTTTATGAAATACTGCCAGCCATAGGATTAAAAACCGGTAAAACTAAAAAAGTAGACGCGGAAAGCATGTTGCATATTAAACATGTAAGGCGTTTACACCAGGTAAGGGGACATTCTTTATTAGCTGGTGTCCTTAAGCGATTGGCGGCTTTAAAAGATTATGAGGACTATGAATTAATAGCCGCAAAAATTGCCGCCGCACTTGGTATGTATATCAAAAAAGGCGAGGGCGCAGATTATGATGAGTCGTCGAGGGAAAAGGAGGAAAGAGAGTTAGATATTGTACCGGGTATCATCTTTGATGATTTACGTGCCGGTGAAGATATCGGGATGATTAAGAGTGACAGGCCTAACCCGAACCTAGAGGCGTTTCGAAGTGGACAGCTACGCGCAGCTTCTAGCGGCGTTAGAGTCAGTTACTCCGCAATGTCTCGTAACTATGATGGCTCTTACAGCGCGCAGCGTCAGGAGCTTGTAGAGGCTACTGATGGCTATAATATCCTTCAGGATTGGTTTATTGGTTCGTATACCCGGCCGCTTTATCGGCAATGGCTACAAATGGCGGTTTTATCCGGTGCGATATCCGTCCCCGGTGAAGTAGATAAATCATCGCTTATGAATGCGGTTTACTCCGGTCCTGTTATGCCGTGGATTGATCCGGCAAAAGAAGCAAACGCCTGGAAACAGAGAATTAGAGGCGGTAGCGCTACGGAGGCGGAATGGATTAAGGCCAGTGGCAATAGCCCAGCGGAAGTTAAACGCCAGCGCGCCGCAGAAATTAAAGAAAACAAAGAACTTGGTCTTGTATTTGATACAGACCCGGCAAATGACAAAGGGGGGAGTAATGAAAGTGCGCAGAAAGAAGAAAGAGAAGATGATGAACAGACCTCGAAACGCAGCAATCAGAAATAGCCCAGCAAATAGCTGGTTTCGCATGAAAGCAAATGCGGTTAACTCAGAGGCAGATATTTATATTTATGATGAAATTGGTTATTGGGGGGTGACGGCTAAACAATTTGTAAACCAATTGCAGGATTTAGGTGATATTAAAAATATCAATTTACACATTAATTCTCCTGGCGGCGATGTTTTTGATGGGATTGCAATATATAACGCATTAAAAAATCATGGTGCGGCAATTACTGTTTATATTGATGGTCTGGCCGCTTCTATGGCGTCAATTATTGCTATGGTTGGTAATCCGGTAATTATGCCAGAAAACACCATGCTTATGATTCATAAGCCGTGGGGGGTTGCTGGTGGCGATGCTAATGATATGCGCGATTATGCCGATTTGCTTGATAAAGTGGAGAATGTATTAATTCCAGCATACGCAAATAAAACCGGCATGGAACCGGCGAAAATTGCTGAAATGCTAGAGGATGAAACCTGGCTAGATGGTAATGAGTGCCTGGCTCTTGGTTTTGCCGATCAGGTCATTCCGTCATTAACTGCAATGGCGTGTATTAAATCAAAACGTTTAGAGGAATTCGAAAAAATGCCACAAGATCTCCGTAATAGTGTAACCCGTAACCCACGTAACCAGGCTCCGACACCACAGGCTCCGCAGCAGCCAGAAAAACCAAAAGACGCGGCGACTATCATTGCGGAAGAACGCGAGCGTCAGAAGCTCCGAGCGGCCGGTATCAATGACATTTTTGCTATGTTCGGCAATCGCCATACTGATTTGCTGACTGAATGCTTGGGTGATGTCGAATGCTCTGTAGATATGGCAAAAGATAAATTGCTAGCGAAGTTGGGCAAAGATACAACGCCGTCTAACACTACCAATGCGCACATTTACGCTGACAACGGTAACATCGTTGGGGATGGCATTAAGCAGGCTCTTATGTCGCGTGCTGGCTATGAAAACCGCGAGAACGATAACGCCTATAACACGTTCTCTCTTAAAGAAATGGCGCGAGCCTCGTTGACGGATCGAGGGATTAGCATTGCGGGGGCTAACATCCTGCAAATGGTTGGCCTAGCCTTTACACACAGCTCCTCAGATTTTGGAAACATTCTCTTGGATGTTACCAATAAATCACTCCTTGAGGGCTGGGATGCAGCAGAAGAAACGTTCCATATTTGGACGAAAGAGGGCCGCCTAAGTGACTTTAAAACATCCCGTCGCGTAGGTATGGGAGAATTCCCTGCTCTTGATAAAGTTCGTGAAGGGGCTGAGTACAAGTACGTAACTGTAGGCGACCACGGAGAGCCGATTGCGCTGGCGACTTATGGAAACATCTTCTCTATTACACGTCAGGCAATCATTAACGATGATTTGACCGTGTTAACAAGTGTTCCGCGTAAAATGGGCGAATCGGCAAAAGCGACAATTGGTGATCTTGTTTATGCCGTTCTGACAAAAAACCCGGTAATGTCAGATGAAAAGCGCCTTTTCAGCAAAGAGCATAACAACCTTGTTAGTGCAGATATTAGCGTTGACGGTTTTGATACGGCCCGTAAAGCAATGCGCTTACAACGTTCGGCCGCTGGTAAGGATGGCGCAGGTAAAGAGACAGAAGGTCGTACTTTAAACATCCGTCCGGCTTATGCCCTGGTCCCAGTAGCCCTTGAGACGTCAGCCAGCCAGACAATTAAGTCTGCAAGTGTTAAAGGTGCTGATGTTAACTCTGGTGTTAATAACCCAATCCGCGATTTCGCTACAGTAGTTGCTGAGCCGCGCCTCGATATTCACAGCGAAAAAGAGTGGTATCTCACAGCGGCTAAGGGGCGTGACACTATCGAAGTTGCCTATCTTGATGGGATTACAACGCCATTTATTGACCAGATGGAAGGATTTACGATGGATGGGATCGCAACTAAGGTCCGTATTGATGCCGGTGTAGCTCCTCTTGATTGGCGTGGTCTGGTTAAATCCAGCGGCAAATAAACACTACTGTAGTAAATCTCCGCCCGTAAGGGCTTTTTTTATGTCCAAAATTCGGCTCCATGCAGGGGCCGTCAGGAGAAATTATGGCTAAAAATCGTATTCAGGACGGTAACACTATTGAGATTGAAAACATCGGCACGGAAATGATCTCCAGTGGTTCTCCGGTATTGCTGGGGGCGCTGTTGGCCGTTGCTATTACAGATATTCAGCCTGGAGAGCTGGGCGATGGTTCCACTACCGGTGTTTATCTGTTGCCGAAGGATCCCGCAGCGGTAATTACACGCGGTGCGCGCGTCTATTTTGATAGCGCGATTATTGCCGATGCAGGAGGCGACGAGGATGAACCAGGAGCCGCGAGCGTTGGCATTGCCTGGGAGGATTCCGCAGCTACCGAAACGGAAGTAGCGGTAAAAATCAATGTCTAACCCATTCGAACGGATGGCCGCGCGCATGGATGCGGCCACGGTAAACCGAATGGCTAAGCCTGTAATTATCAATGACCGGGAATATTTAGCCATTCGCTCTGAGTTCCTGGCTGAAATGGGACCATTGACGGGAGACGGAATCTCCCTGGTGGTGTTCTCTGATGATTATCAGGCTTCCCGTAATGATGCCGTTAATTTTGAGGGGACCAGTTACATTGTGGCCCGAAAAGAGGCATATAACGGCAAGTGGAGAATCTGGATCGAGTAAGGAGGTATTATGGCTTTAACCGGTCTTGATAAGGTGCTTAAGAACCTGGAGAACGTAGAGAAAAAGGCTCTACCGCGAGCCTCCGTCCAGGCTGTTAACCGTGTGGCCGCGCGTGCTGTTTCAGTAAGCACACGCGAGGTGGCCGGTAGTACACGCGTCCCGCGTAAGCTCATCAATCAGCGCGCAAAGCTAACACGAGCCACGCTACGCAAGCCTAGCGCCACGATTAAGGTTAACCGGGGGAATTTACCGGCTATTAAGTTAGGAGTTGCCAGCGTTCGCCTGAATCGTCGTAAGGGCATGAGCAAAGGCGGGGCCGTTTTACAGATTGGTCGCTTTAAATTCCCTGGGGCGTTTATTCAGCGGCTCAATAACGGCCGTTGGCATGTTTTGCGGCGCTCATCTAAGGCGCGCTATCCGGTGGAGGTAGTCAGCATTCCGCTGGCGATGCCACTCACAACCGCGTTTAACACTAACGTTAAGCGCCTGGCCGCCTCTGATATGTCAAAGGAGTTGGCCGCAGCGCTTAAAAATCAGTTGAGGATTGTTCAAACCTAATGAAACATCCTGCAATTCGTGCGGCGGTGCTAACTCATTTAAAATCTACTATTACGGATGCCATTTTTTTTGATGGCCGTCCCGCTAATATAGATAAAGATGAATTGCCCGCTGTTGCTGTATATATAACCGATGCAAAAAAAACTGATGAATATCTAGATGAATCTGGATGGACCGCAGTTTTACATGTTGAGGTTTTTTTAGAAGCAAAATCCACTGACACTGAATTAGATGAATGGATGGAGGGTAATATTATTCCATTAATGGATGATATCCCCGACCTTGATGAATTGTTAGAAAGTTCAGATGCCAATGGTTATGACTATCAGCGTGATGATGAAATGGCTTTTTGGGGTTCCGCTGATTATCAAATACAAATTTCATATTTAAAATATAAGTGAGGTGTTACATGGCTGGTGACAAATTACCAACTGAGCCAACAAAAGGCGCTGGAACAACGCTATGGATTTTTACCGATTCTGAAAATCCTGATGTTTCAGATGTAATTGCAAAAGCACGAGAAGAAAGCGCCTGGACGCGTCTTGCTAAAATTCGTGAGTTAACACCAGGGGCATTAACGGCGGAGGCGGAGGATGATTCTTATCTTGATGATCTGGATGCCGACTGGAAGCAAACAGCACAGGGTGAAAAATCAGCCGGTGAAACTAACCTAACACTGGCCTGGAAACCAGGCGAAGAAGGGCAGCAGCAGCTAATTGTGTGGTATGACGCCGGGACAGTGCTTTATTACAAGGTGCTTTATCCAAATGGTGCATTTGATATTTTCCGTGGCTGGATTAGCTCGCTGGGTAAAACAGTTGTGGCTAAAGAAATCATGACGCGGACACTCACTGTAAATAACACCGGCCGCCCACCTGTGCTGGCAGAAGATGAGCTGGCGAGCGGTGGCGAAGGTGGTAATAGTAGCGGACCTGCGACAATAACTATTACCACGCAGCCGCAGGGCGATGCGCTGGATGCTGGCGATAAACTGGAGCTTAGCGTTACAGCCTCCGTGTCTGACGGTTCCGCGCTCCAGTATCAGTGGAAGAAAGACGAAAATAACATCGCTGGTGCGTCCGCCGCCTCTTACAGTAAAAGCGCTGTAACGGAAGAGGATGCAGGTGGCTATACGTGTGTTATTTCATCCTCTAAGGCGGCCAGCGTAACAACGGATTCGGCCGAAATCGTAGTGGCTTAATTAACTTGGGAGCTTAGCTCCCATTTTTTATATAAGGAAATCCGATGACTTTAAAAACTAAAGAATCAAAACGAAATCCCGGCATGATGCTTAGCGAGTTAAACGGATTGCAGCGTCTGGAATATCTTGAATACATTGCGGAATTAGAGGATGAATTAGAAGAAAAACAAAAAGAAGCATCACCTTCAAGAGTAACGGCAATTCTTGTTTCTATTAATATCAAGGCCGCTGCACGGATGATTGCATTATCATTATCTAATCTTGAGGAATACAAAAACGTTAATGTAGAAGATATACAAACAAAGGTTTTAAAAGAGTATGGGCTTGATGATATTAATTTTAACTCATTTCAGATTCGCGAACTTTCAAACATGATTGCTAAATCGCCTGTTAATAATGACAGTGAACAAGAAGAGGCAAAGGAACCAGTTACAGCGGAAAAGCAGTAGCCGCCTATAAAAAATTCGGAATGAGGTTGGCTAAGGATAATAACCGCATAGACTGGCGCACCATGTTGGCCGATGCATCATCTACCGAAATAACAGAATGGGCGGAGTTTTACGAAGATAATTTCTTTAAAGATGAATTTATAGATGCGCAATTTGCCACTCTGTCTTATCGGGTTCTCTCTTTTGTATATCCAAAGCATATGTGTGAGCTTTCTTCATTTAGCCTTTTACGTTCATTTAATAAAGTGAGCGCCGCGAATGAAACGCCGGGTGAAATGACCGACGATCAAATCATGATGGCCGCAGCTGGCGCGGCCGGGGGGTTACGTTTTGAACCAGAGAGTAGGTGATTTAGTCGTTAATCTCGACTTAAACAGCGCTCGTTTTAATAGTGACATATCCGCCGCGCGTAGTCAGTTGCGCGGATTTGGGACCGATGCAGCCAGCGCTACTAACTACCTAGCTGATATGAAAAGCGCCGCGCTAAGCGTTACGGGAATTTTAGCCGGTGGCTTTACTGTCGGATCCATTATTAAGACGGCTGACGATTGGGGCCAGTTAAGCTCCCGCATGGCGATGGCAACGGGATCGGCGCAAGAGTTGATCGAAGCACAGCGCCGCCTGATGGAAATCAGCGACCGCACATACAAGCCAATTGAGGAGCAAAGCGAGCTTTTTATCCGTAACGCCAGCTCGATGCGGGAGTTGGGTTACAGCACGGCCGAGACGATGGACTATATCGACTCGATCTCCAGCCTGTTAACCATTAACGCGGCTAGCGCGCAGAAAGCGGAAAGCGCCATTAACGCACTCTCAAAGGCCAGCCTGAATGGGAAGGTGAGCGGCCAGAACTGGCACACCGTGTTAGAGACGATGCCAACAATCACAGCTGACCTTGCACGCCATTTGGGGATAACGGAAACGGCGGTTAAGCAGCTAGCCGCAGCCGGTAAGCTGTCGTTTAAAGACTTCTCCGAGGCCATCATAGCCGCGCGAGAGGAAAACGCGCGCCTGGCTGACGAAATGCCTAACACCGTGGGCGATGCGATCACAAAGCTATCTAACCACTGGAAAGCCTACATAGGGGAGGCAAACGCCGCCAACGGCGCTACGGCAACGCTGGTTAGTGGTATTGGGTTACTGGCTGACAATTTAGATCTTGTCGTAGAGATTGGACAGGCGCTGGCGCTGGGGATTGGCGCTAAATATTTGCTGACTATGGCAGACAATGCGCGCAAAGCCGGTAAGGATATTCTGGATCTGCGGTCCCGAGAGGTGTCGCTAGCCGCCTCGCAGCTCCAGACCGCACAGACTACGCAGTATAAAGCCACTATGGCGCGCCGTCTGGCCGAAGCTGAGGCCGTGGCTGCACTTAACACCGAAAAGGCCACAGCAGCGGCCATAGCGGCCGCACAGGCGCGCCAGCGTGAAGCAGTAGCCATTAACGCTGTTACGGCCGCACAGACCCGTTTAAACAGCGTCAGTAGCCTAGCGAGCCGTGCCGGTTCGGCTCTGGTTGGTGTCATGGGGGGGTTGCCGGGGATCATTGCGTTGGGTGGTGCAGCGCTTTATGGGCTTTACCAACATCAGGAAAACACCCGTAAATCTGCTCAAGAGTATGGCGAGAAGATAGACGATATCGCCGCCAAAATTAAGGACATGGAACTACCGGAGACTTGGGACAGCGAGGAGAAATCCCGTAAGGCTCTGGACGAACAAAACCGCCTTGTAGCTGAGCAACAAAGCAAGGTTAGGGACTTACAGGCGGAGATTGAAGGGCTACAGCATATTATTGCTAACCCAGGCCCTTCAATTGGTGGTTTCCTCGTTAATCACCTTATGAGTCTGGACAGTGCGACACAGCAGCTTGAAAACACCACGACGCAGCTTGCCGTAGAGCAAAGACGTTTAGCTGACGAACAAGGTAAAGCGGCACAGATTCAACAAGTATTGTCGGATCTAGAATTTAAACGCGTGTCATTGATACGTGAGGAGGCCGCCGAACAGAACAAGGCTTATCAGTCTCAATTGCTGATGAATGGGGCTTATGCCGCCTTTAACGGCGTATTATCAACCGGCAATAACCTTTTGCGTGACCGTAGCAATATCCGCGCGCCTTTAATCCTCCCCCAAAATGAGCTTAACGACGCTCAACAAAAAGCTCTCGATGCCGCCGCGCGTAATAAAGAGCTGGCTGGGTTGAAAGGTGCAGATCGCGCACGCCGTCAGGCGGAGTTTAACGCTGATGATTTAGGGCTTACGGGACCAGAAAACAGGGTAGCCAGACAGCAGCTAATTAACGATACCGTTAAGGCTACTGAGCTACAGACCGAATTGAAAGAGTCCGTGAAAAAGACGGCGGATCCTTACGGCGACATTATCAAGAGTCAGTCACGCCAGTTAGCGCTATACGGCACTACTACCGAACTAGCGAAAACACAGTACGAGACGACCAAAGGAGAATTAGCCGGTTTAACCGCGTCTCAAAAAGCGACCGTTTTACGCAATGCTACCGAACTGGACCGCCTGGCAGCGATGGAGCGTTATAAATCTCTCACAGAGGAGCTACGGACACCGGAAGAAAACGCGCTGGCTGTTGCGCGCGAACGTGTGAAAGTGCTTAAAGAGGCCAACGTGAGCGCCGAAGAGTACGCGGAAGCGATGAAGCGAATCACCAAAGATATGATGATCGATGCGCCAAAATTTAGTGGTATCGATGCGTCTATTGGTGGTGCTGGTGGTGAGATGTTCAAAATTGCCGAAGCTGAAAAAGAGCTTCAAGAATGGCACGCCGAACAGCTGGCAATGTGGGAGGAGTATTACGCCGAGCATGAGGATATGGAACAAGAACACGCTGATCGCATAGCGCAAATTAACGAACAATTATCCAAACGGCAGGAACAAATTCAGTACGCCACCACACGCGCCATGATTACGGTTTACGGCGACTTTACAAGCGGCGCAATGGATTTGTTATCCGCTATGGGGCAAGAGTCGAGTGCTATCTACAAGGCGATGTTTATTGCGAATAAAACGGCAGCTGTTGCTAATGCGATTGTCAGCGCCCACGTAGCCTCCGCAAAAGCGTTAGAAATGGGACCTGTAATGGGTATTCCTATGTCAAAAGTGCTTCTTGGGCTGGGTTATGCCAATGCCTCGCTCATCGCCAGCACGGCTCTGGTAGGGATGGCGCATGATGGTATTGATAATATTCCGACCGATGGAACATGGTTTCTTCAAAAGGGGGAGCGTGTTCTAGATTCTAGGACAAATACAGATTTAAAAAATTACCTTTCAAATGCAAGTGATGAGGGGACGTTATCACAACCTTTTGTCAGTTACTCCCCTGTATTTCATATAAATGGAGATGCTACTGAGCGACAATTAGAACAATTTAAAGAGTTAGCCAGTGCTGAGGGGGAGCGTTTTTATCGCCGAGCCGTTTCTGAAGTTATGAACGGAACCGGAAACATGGGCAATGCGCTTAAAAGTAAATGGAATAATGGGAGGAAAATTGGATAATGAATGATGTTTTTTACCCTCATGATTTTTTACCAACTCCGACAAGGCGTAGTGGTTATGGACTTAAGCCTGTAAGTCCTTTGATACGTACCACAATGAAATCGGGAAGATCTCGTTTACGTAGGAAATATATATCAACGCCAACGATCGCAAATGTTGTATGGCTATTCAGAAAAGAAGAACAGGCCCAGCTTTTTGAAGCGTGGTATAGGGATTCTATTCTTGATGGTTCTGCATGGTTTATGATGCGCTTGCGTACTCCAATAGGAGTCGATTTTTATAAGTGTAGATTTGTTGATATTTATGAAGGCCCTTTTTTAGTTCCGGTTAATAGTTGGCAATTTACCGCTAACGTTGAGTTGTGGGAGAGGCCGTTAGTAAGTGATGGATGGGGTTTGTATCCTGAATTTATCATTGGTTCTGAGCTTATTGATATAGCCTTAAATAAGGAGTGGCCGAAAGGATGACGATTTTAAATCGGCTTTATGCCAGTAATGGCGTTGAGGTAATATTAGGAACTCTGGAGGTTAATATTGGAAGTCAGAAACATTATCTCTGTGAGGGTTATGATGATATAGATGCTATTACTGAGACAGGCGAGTATGTGACTTTCAAAGCATGTTCCATTGATTTTTCACTTCCAGCTAGAAATGAAGATGGTACGCAAGATTTAAAATTCACCCTCTGCAATGTTGATGGCGTTGTATCCACAGCTATTCGTTCAGCAATAAATGATTTAGATGGTTCAACTATTATTTTTAGGAAGTATATTTCTACTAATTTAAAATCTCCGGCTGAGCCACCTTATATAATGCCGGTTAAAGGTGGATCATGGAAAGATCTCACGGTAAATATAACGGCAGGATTCCGAAATGTATTAGATTTTGCATGGCCACGTAATCGTTTCACACTGCCATATTTCCCAGGTCTTCGTTACGTATAATAGGATTGTTATGCTTGATATAGATAAATATATGTTTGTAAAGTGGAGCATGGGCGGTCGTGTATATCCAGTTTTAGATTGTTATGGGGTTGTACATGAGGTCAGGCGTGATCTTGGGTTATCTCAGTGGCCTGTATTCGAAGGAGTAATAAAAGAAGGGTTGGGAATAGGGGGGGTTTGCGAAGAATTCAAACAAAAAATAACACGCTGTGAACCATGTGAAGGTGCTGTGGCTGCATGTTATATAGCTGGAATGATTGGTCATTTGGGGGTTGTTGTTGAGATTGAGAAATTACTTTATGTCATGGAATGTAACCCCCGCCGTAATGTAACTATTCTACCGCTTGCGCGTTTTGAACATCAATATTTAAAAGTGGAGTATTACCGGTGACTATTCGTATTTATCCATCTCGTTTGCCAGGTGAACCACTGGAAACACATAACCATTATGACATTACGATAAATGAATGGATGATAGCAAATGTTGAAAATTACACTCTAGATAAACCGCAACATGTAGCTTTTGAGGTTGATGGGGTTCTAGTTCCGGTTAACAGCTGGTTGGAATATATAATTAAACAAGATGATGATGTACGAGTATATCCGATTCCCGGTGAGGGAATGAGTGCGGCCGCTATCGCTTCATGGATAAGTGCTGGTATAGCAGCCGCATCTGCAATTTATGCAATTGTTATGATGTCAGGTATGGATAAGGGAGGGTACTCTTCATCCACAGGAACCGGTCTTGAATTAAACCCGGCTAAGGCTAATACAGCACGTTTAGGCGATCCTATTCGTGAAGTTTTCGGGCGTATGCGGATTTATCCTGATTACATTTTACAGCCTGTTACCCGATTTAATCCAGAAGACCCAACAAAAATGACAACTGAAATGCTGTTATGTTTGGGAATGGGAAAATTTGCCTTCACTGAAGGAGATATACGGATTGGATCAACGCCAATTTCATCATTAGGTGAGGGGGTTAAATATACTGTTTATCCTCCCGGAGCTGATGTATCTGAAGATCGGAGAAGTGAAAATTGGTTTAACTCTACAGAAGTCGGGGGTACTTCATCTGGAACGGGGTTAGATATGGCTCAGACAGCACCAGATGTGACAGATATCAATGCATATAGTATGACGGTGAGCGGAGTAACGGCGACGTTTAATGGGCTGATAAATTCACAAGAGGAGGGTGAAAACGCGCTGCCTGAAAACTGGATAGAGGGAATGATTATCAACATTATAGCCCCTGCTAATTTTCTGGTTACTTCCTCCTCTGGATACAGTGTCTTGATGAGTGACGCCTTAGCGGAGTTAAAACCGTCACCAGGAATGCCGGTAACGCTGGAGTATAGCGGGGCTGATTATCAGTTATTTATTTCCGATTTTACTCCAGGGAAAGAGGCTGTGCCGGGAACGGGCGGACGCGCAGCTAGTTTACGTGCCAGCGCCGCGCCGGTAACGTATGATTTTTCACGAAACGATCAAACATTTTTTATTGAGTGGCAGGGCAGAAATTACATCATTTCTCTTGATGCTGATTATCTGAATATGTCCGGGTTACTGGTAGCTATTAATCGTGGTTTGTTTAATTCAGGTCTTATTGCAAGTGATATCGGTGGCACTATACATATTAGTGACCAAAGCCCTTTTTCTGATGGTCGTATCTCCTGTTCTGATTTACCAGTTTCAATTTTTGGTATCAATCCAGTTTTTACAGATGGCATTGAGTCCAACGGAGGACAAACGGCTGTTATGGCTAGTGTTAAACTCGCTTATGACAGCGCTAGTGGTACTGCGTTTACCGGTATTCCTGAAGGTATGCAAAGGCTATCACTGACACACAGGGGCAGCGAATATCAACTAATCGATATTGATGGGACTACTATCACAGTCGGGCGGATAATTGATGGTGTGCTTGATCGTACTTGGCCTGGATTCGTTCCGCGTACAATTGTCGATTTTTCCGTGACCGGAATTAATGATAATAATGCTTGGATGGGACCATTTCTCGCGTGCCCAGAAAACGAAATTATTGATGCATTTGAAGTGAATTTTTCTTTCCCTAGTGGTATTTGCGGTTTTAACAATAAGGGTAAAAAAAGGTTTCGTTCTGTTGGATGGGAAATTCAATACCGTGTGTACGGTTCAGGAGCTGGCTGGACGTCTTATACGGGAACATACAATTTATGCAACGTTAACGGGCTTGGATTCACTGAAATAATTAATCTGGAATCACCTGGGCTTGTGGAGGTTCGTTGTAGGCGGACTAATGAGCAGGGGAGTAATAATGCAAGGGATAGTATGTACTGGCAAGCGCTACGCGGCCGTTTACTAACGCGGCCGCATAGCTATGCAGGTGTTTCTCTTATTGGTGTGACTGTTGAAACGGGGGGAAAGTTGGCGGCGCAGTCAGATAGACGGGTGAATGTTGTTTTAACCCGGATTTATGACAATGGAAAAGAGCGGACTATATCAGGTGCGTTTTATCATGTTGGGCAGTCGTTAGGTTTGCAAATGGATATTGCGGCGATTGAATCCCTAGAGGAGTTTTACTGGACTCCACGAGGAGAAACGTTTGATCATGCAACCGTGGACAGTATATCGACACTGGAAATGTTGCAGAAAATAACAGGCGCTGGGAAGTCTTATTTTTTAATTAACAAGGAAGGGCTGGCGTCAATTGGCCGAGAAGGTGTTAAGCCGTGGGTTGGTGCTATTACTCCGCATGAAATGGTTGAGAGCTTACAGACCGATTTTATAGCACCAAATGACGATGATTATGATGCGGTTGATGTTACTTATATCAATGGCGTAACTTGGGCTGAAGAAACAGTACATTGCCGGATACCCGGTAATCAACCTCCCCGAAAAATTGAAGCGGTTAGATCTGAAGGAATTCTGGATGAGGATCGTGCTTATCAATTTGGTATGCGTCGTCTAATGAAACATATATTTCAACGATTGACTCATAAAACCACTACAGAGATGCACGCACTTTGTTATGATTTAGGTGATCGAATTATTCTTACCGATGATATACCTGGTAATAATACGTTGTCATGCCTCATCATAGATATGATAACAATAGGTGAAGTTGGTGGCAGAAAAACTATATTTACAATAACAGAAAATCCAGATTGGACATTTAATAACCCTAGAGTAATTATTAAATACCAGGATGGAAGAACCTCAAAATTACTTGAAGTTGATAGAGTTGATGACTTTAAGTTGTCTGTAGATTATCAAAGTGATTTTTCTGACATCATTTTAAATGATCCTGTAATTGAGCCGCCTACATTAATTTTTTGTAGTTCGGAAAAGGACGTTTATCATGCGATTATTCGTGATATATCTCCGCAGTCAGACGGAAAAACAGAAGTAATCGCTATTCAGTATATGGATGGTTTGTATCAATTTGATGATGAACCTTATCCAGGGGAATTATCTTAATAAATTAACTATTAAAAAACGCTTCGGCGATTTCTATGGAGAAACAAATGAGCGAACCGTTAGGATCAAAATCACCGGCTGTACTTCTTGAAAATACTAAGAATATGGATCACCTGATGAATGACTTGGTGAATAAGAAGCGAAATGACCGCTTCGGACGTTCCCGTCAAACCTGGTACGGGATGGAATCCGCCTATGAAGAATTGATGGCGCATTTCGCGTCTGAATTTCAAAACTTTCTTATTAAGTCAGGTTATACATTTCTTGGTGATTATGAAGATGGGCCGTTAACATTTTCTGCCAGAAATCAAACTATTCGTTATCAAAAACAATTCTGGAAATTGAATAAAGATACTGACATTGAATTTACAACAACTGGAAATGATGCATCAAGCTGGGTAGAAGATGTCACTCATCTAGTTTTAATGGATGCTGACACACTGCGTCAAGAACTTGCGCTCCCGGCCGGTGCCTGGATGATTGGGCTGGGTGATTTTACGCTGGGTGAGATACTGGCTCAGAAAATTTTCATTATTGTCATTACTGGACAGTCGAATGCAGTCGGCGCAAATAGCGGGGGGCCTAATCCGGCAAGCGATAAAATCGTTATCTGGGATGGTGCTACGGGCGATTGGGGAAGCAGTGATTATACCCGGCCTCCTTTATCACGTTCCAGCCCGAACGGGAACGGCGGTAACAATAATATCGCTCTGGCGTTCGCACATCGCCTGGTTGATGAGTATAAAGCCGAAAAGGTTTACATCATCTACGATGCCGCTGGTGGTCGTCCGATTGAAGATTGGACTAGCGATGGCGTTAATTCTGTTCGCTATGCTGCAATTAAAAGTAAAGTTGAATCGGCATTCATGTCACCTGAAATTATAGCCACAGGAAAAACTGATATTGATTTTCT